ATAGTCTGGAAATACTTGGCAACAGGTCCAGATCACTTTGCGCACTCTGCAAATTATGCTATGATTGCGTGGAGTAGAGCAACGTCTGGCTCTTTGGCTGAAATGGATAATAGACCCCGTAAACGTGATAGACCTATCACCGCAGGGTTAATGGAACAACGCTTTTAATATGCCAAAAGAGTCAACATTAAAAAGGACAATAAAAAGTTTTAGGAAAACCTTAAAATTCGCTACCAGTAAAAAGGTGGCATCTACAGAATTAGGTGGTAGCGGTACTCCCATTTTTTCAGGAATCATTGATACAGGTGAATATGTAAACAACCTTAAAGGCGATACCCTTATCGACACAATAAATCAGATGAGGTGGAGCGATGCCTCCGTTAATATGGCTCTCCTTGCTGTTACCCTCCCTATTTTATCCGCAGATTGGGATATTAAACCAGTTTCCGAAGAACCCGCAGATGTTGAGATTGCCGAATATGTAAAGGATTGTCTTTTCAATAAATTAAATTGGCAGAGTACGCTTAGGCAGATTCTCTTAATGCTACCTTATGGGCATTTTGTATGTGAGGTGGTCTATGGAATGGAAGATACCGACATTATATGGAAGAAGTGGTCACCAAGAATGCCCAAGACCCTTAGAAGGTGGAATACAAAGAAAGGCGATTTAGAGTCTATCACCCAGAGATTTTATCAAGATGGATCATATAAAGAGGTAGAACTTCCTGCGGAGAAACTTTTGATATTCGTCAACCAAAAAGAGGGTGATAACTGGCTGGGTACTTCCATTTTAAGACAAGCATACAAACATTGGTTTTATAGGGACAAGTATTACAAGATAGATGCTATTGCTACCGAGAGGCACGGGGTTGGTATCCCTGTTATCACGTTACCCGAAGGCTATACAGACCAAGATAGAGCGGAAGCAGAGGAACTAGGGGCTAACCTAAGAGCCAACGAACAAGCATATATAACCAAACCCTCAGCAGGTTGGGTAATAGAGATGTTGGATATGAAAACCAGCACTATTAAAGACCCTAAAGAAATGTTAAACCACCACACCCGTGAGATACTAAAATCCGTACTTGCTCAATTTGTGGAGTTAGGTAGTGGTTCAGTAGGTAGTTACGCTTTAGTTAAGGAACAATCCCGATTCTTTTTAGATGCCATTGATACTATTGCCACCAACATAGAGTCTACAATCAACGAGGATGCGATTAAAAAGCTGGTAGATTTGAACTTTACTGTAGAAGAATATCCCAAACTAACACACGGAGACTTGGCTACAACCGATGTCAAAGAGTTAGCAGAGTCGATCCAAGCATTAGGTTTCTTTGGTGGTATAACCCCTGACAAGGAATTAGAGGATTACTTGAGGACTATATTGAAACTCCCTCAATTACCCGAAGGCACACAGAGGGAAGAACCCAACAAACAACCAGAAAAGGAAGAACTTGAATCTGATAAAGAGAAGAAGGAAAAGGAAATGAGTGAGCATAAATGGCACAGGGAGTTAACCAAGTTTGAGACTAAAGTTAGATTTGACGAGATATTGGATACAATGAATACAGAGGAAAAGAAACTATATACGGAACTGATTAAAATCCTATTAAAAGAAAAAGCATATCTATTACCCATTTTTGAACGTGCCATTCAAAATAGGGATATAGCCACACTACAGAGAGTAGCGGGTAAGTTCAGTGGCGAATATGAAAGGGTATTCAGGAATGGTATTAAAAAGATATTTGAGTATGGTAAACAAAAGGCTAGTTTTGAGATAAGAAAGCCTATACCCTCAACCAGCCCCGAAATGACCGAGAAGTTGTTTGATAGGGCGCATTTTTATGCACAAAAGGGATATTCCGATTTAGTAGCTTCTCTCGCCTCAGCGGCCTCATTAGCGATATTAGATGAAGCAATACCAGCAAAAGAGGGAATAGATAGCGTAAACAAGGCAATAAAGTCCTATATGAACAAGAACTCATTAGCGGCTTCCAACCTAGTAATATCAGAAAACTTTAACGAAGGGAGAAAATATGCTCTTGAAGAATACAAAGAAGATACATACGCATATCAGTGGAGTGCTATTTTAGATGGAGGTACTTGTTTCCCAGCGGGAACAGATATTATGACAGATAAAGGAAAGAGGGATATAAAGGATATTAAAATGGGGGATATGGTTTTGACAAGAAATGGATTCAAACAAGTTGTTGATAATGGAGTGCGAGACTACAAGGGGTGCATGGTGGAGGTAATATCTCCAAATGGAAACTTTATCTGTACAGAAGAACACCCTGTATTTGCTAATGGTGGATTCAAAGAGGCTAAACACCTAGTCATGGGGGATACACTTCTTTATTCTAACGATAATATATTCTTTAAGGTTATTGACGGTATTTATGGTTTCTTCGGAAAATCTGAGTACCTTAAATCCATTGCGGACAAGATATCTAGTTTTGTTAATATCGCTAGATTTATCCCGATGCCAGTAACTGCCATCAACTTCTATACAGAGTCGGAGGCTAGGAATGTGAAACCATTGAAAGTATATAACTTACAAGTTGCTGACGAAGCTGAATACTTTGCTAATGGGGCTTTAGTGCATAATTGTAACTACTGTAGAAGCATGGATGGCAGGACAATATCGGCAATCGACAAGAAATTTAGTACCTATAAACCAGGCAACGTACATTTTGGTTGCAGATGTATATGGGTAGCTGTTCTAAAAGACGAAGCCCCATTACCTGTGTTTACAGGTATCCCAGAATCACTAAGGCCACAGACGGAAATGCAACCTTGGAACTTTGAAGACCTAAATGCCCCACTACCAGGCAGTACTAAGATTGATATACAAGAGAGGCTATACGCACCCATTGATGTAGGTGGACGAACTATAGACTACGGAATAAATACATTTAGGGAGAAAAAGAAATGAGTCTAGGCAACGGTATCGTAACCAGAGGCGAGTCAAAGTTTTGGATGGGTCTTATAGCGTTAATCGTAAGCGGAGTTATAGCGTTCACTACCTTAAAAATGGAAGTAAAAGCCATGCAAGACAAATACGATACTGCTATTAGCGAAACAAAGGTGGACGTAAGAGCAATAAGGAAAAATCAAACAAAAATAATGATTGAGTTAGGTATAGCGCCAGCTAATTGATTGTGAAAGGAAAATATGCCCAAACCGTTCGAGGATTGTGTGAAGAATAAGGGAAAAGTAAGGAGGGTTTCAGGTCCAGATAAGGAACATGGGCTTGCAAAAGGTGAGTATGTGAACTATTGTGTGCTTAACGGGAAAAGCTACAGGGGCGAAGTTAGGAAAATGGAAAAGAAAGCCTCATTCAAAATTAAAAAGGTAATATCAAGGGTAGAACTTGGCAATGAGTTTGCCCAATTCGCTAAAAAGAAAGCCCCTACATCTGAAATAGAGGTGTTGACAGAAGGATATTGGGAACACCCGCAATACGGTGTGGTAGAGATTACCCCAGACGATATAGATAAATTTGTAACCAATTTCAATAATGGAACCAGAAAGATAGATATTGCAGTAGATCAAGACCACAACCCCGAATTAGGGGCGGCAGGTTGGTTTAAGGAATTAAAAAAGGTAGTTGAGGGTGGGATAACTAAACTAAAGGCTGTAGTAGAGTGGACTGATATGGGGGCTGATTTGTTGTCAAAAGGGATATATAAATACTTTAGTCCAGAATTTGATTTTGAATATGAGGACTTTGAAACCCACGAGGAGTTCGAGAACGTGCTGTTAGGCGGGGGATTGACTAATAGACCATACTTTAAGTCACTTGCCCCAGTTCAATTATCTGAAAATATATTTGCAGGATTTACAGACAGTAGTATAAATAATTCAAATAAGAAAGGTGGTGAAAAGATAATGACTAAAGAAGAAATTCTTGCCAAATTAAAAGAGGATTCCAGCTTCAAACTGTCCGAGGAGGCATCTGAAGAAGAAAAAGGGGCTTTTGACGAGGCAACAGAGGAACTCAATGCTGATTCTTCAGACGATAAGTCAGACGACAAATCCGATGGGGACGACAAGTCTGATGATAAATCTGATGACAAAGCTGAAGATAAGGAAGAAGGGGACGATGGAGCCGATGATAAAGACGAGGGAGATGTAAAGGCTTCTGAAATCCGCCGTGCCAAGGAATTCAATGACATGAAGTCAAAGTTAGGAGTTGTAGAGAAAAAACTACAATACAAGGAAGTCAAAGAAGAAATCCAAGGATATACGTTTTCTGAGAGCAATCCAAAAGGAAAATTACTTCCAAAAAGTAATGAAGCTACTCAGGCGCTTTTGATGAGTCTTAATGTTAGACAATCAAAATTATTCACAGATTTCCTAGATTCCATGCCTAGTTTGTCAACTGTTATGTTCGAGGAGTCAGGTTCAGACAAAGATGAGTCTACAAAGGCTTCTGAACAGCTTGTTAAACAGGCTACAGAGCTATCCAAAAAGGAAGGAATTACTTTTGGTGAGGCTCTAAAGAAAGTGTCTGCGGACAACCCAGAACTCACAAAGAAAATGTCAGAGGAATAAATAGTAAAGAGTTAATTTTTGCAAGGAGGTGTGATAAATGTCACAACATAATCCTAAAAACTTGATGACACTACGATCTGATGTTGATTGCCGAACTAATGGACAATTCTACATTGCTGTAGTTGGGGACGCTAACGGAGATTTCGCTTTTGCAGGTGCAGGAGCTAAAACCGTTCATCCTATTGGTGTAATACAAAACAAGCCTAATACTGGAGAATTTGGAACCATTGCTACTTCTGGAACTTCCAAAGTAATAATGAAGGAGAATTGCAGTAGAGGGGATATCATTGTAGGTGACGATGCGGCTGGAGGACAGGGCGAAGTTGCAGATGCCGACGGTGAATTTGGTGCTGGAATCGCCTTGGAAGCTAACGCTGATGGGGACGGTACTGTAATTGAAATACTGTTGGTTCCAGGTATTTGTCATCACCAGTAAGTAACTTAATTTAATTGAAAGTAGGTGAAAAGATAAATGAATCCAGTGAAAAGAGATGTTCATATAGACGCAATTTTATCTAATGTTTCCACTAAATTTGGAAATGGGGAAGCTATTGCAGATGCGATATTCCCAAGGGTAAAGGTTGCGAAAGAGAGTGATAAGTTTTTCACTTATACAAGAAACTTTAGGATTCCACGAAGCTATAGAGCTATCGGTTCCGAATCAGAAGGTATTGATTGGGAGATTAGCACAGATTCTTATTTCTGCGAGGAATACGCATTGCATGATGACGTATACGACCGACTCAGAAAGAATGCTGATGCGCCTCTAAATCTCGATGTAGATACCACAGAAACATTGACTGACGCTTTGATACTAGATAGGGAAAAGAGAATTGCTGACATAGCGTTCTCAGACACTTATGTTACCAATGGCGATACCTTAGTAGGTGCAGATCAATGGAGTGACTATGCTGGTTCCGATCCCCTTGGGGATTTGGAAACTGCAATGGTATCCGTGCAGGAAGCCTGTGGTAAACGCCCAAACCTTCTAGCTTTAGGTGATCAAGTTATGAGTAAGCTAAGAAACCACCCTGATTTGTTGGAACGTATTAAATACACCCAAAAAGGTGTGGTTACAGAGGATTTACTAAGTTCTTTGTTATCTGGTGCTCCTAGCATTGTGGTAGGGAATCTCATGTACGATGACACGCAGGAAGGTGTGGCCGAGAATCTAGACTATATTTGGGGTAAAAAAGTCCTTGTAGCTTATAGAGAGGCTTCACCAGGCATTAAGAAAATCTCGCTAGGTTATCAGTTCTATAATCAAGATAGAGAAACCGCAAAATGGCGAGAGGAGAAACTCAAGGGAGATAGAATAGAGGTCTCCGAAGTATCTGCCGAGAAGTTGGTGTCCGCAAGTTGTGGGTACCTACTCCAAGGTGTTGTAGCGTAGTAATTTGATAAGCGGGCGGAGTTATTCCGATCGCAAAAGGGTATTGACCCTCATCATAGGAGGTGAAAAGCAATAATGTTTGTCAAAAATAAATATGCGACCTATGTAGGTCATAAGTTCTTAGGTAAGTTCTATGAGGTGGTTCAGAAGTGGACTGCACCTGACGCACCTGGGGCAGATGATGTTTTGTCTGCTACTTTGCTTACTACTGC